GGGTCCTAAGGGTGATCAGGGTCCTAAGGGTGATCAGGGTCCTAAGGGTGATCAGGGTCCGGCCGGTACCCCCGCCACGATCACCAAGGCCGCTCACGTCGACCCGGCCACCGGCACGGTGGAACAGGTGGTGACCGCCCTGATCGCCGCCGGGCTGATGGAACAGTCCGTCTAACACCCGCCACTGACCAACAATGGGCCCTACCGTTATAATTAGCTGGTAGGGCCCATTTATTTACCCGGAGGAAAAATGATAATAGACGACACCATACATGACCAAGTCGGCGAAAAAGCCTACACGACATGGAAAGACGCAGCGCTCGCAGACCTCGCCGCCATGCTCTGCACAAGCGACCTGTCCCAGTCAACCACCGACATGACAGGCATCGTCGGCGACGACGGCCGACACGTACTCCTACCCGCATGGTATTCGGAAGTCACCAGCGTGAAATCCACATACGATACCAGCCTCGAATACACCATCGAATACACCAAGTCAGACGGACTGGACCACGAAACGAAATACGCCAAAACCCTCACCCTCGCCACACCATACCTACCCGGCATGGCCGTCACCATCGCCGGCACCCACGGCTTCACCCGACTCCCCTCCCCACTCGCAGCCATCCTCACGGCCATCATCCAAGCCGACCAGTCAATGATCGACAGGACCGACAACATCACCTCAAAGAAAATTGAAGACGTGTCTGTCTCCTACGCCACCAGTACGCAAACCACCCTCGAACACGCCCTCACACCATACAAGGCACTACTCGACACGTGGAAACTCTGCCCCGCCAACCCCGACACCGGAGGCAACCTCAGCATGCCAACCCACCACCAAGAACTGCCATGGTGGATCAACGGTCAAGACTACCTAGGAGGCGACTACACGTATGGCACCGCAATGTAACCCATTCTCCTTATTCCCCAACCAGACCCAGCCGGCCACCCTTTGGAAATACACGGCACCCGGCCTCGACAACATCAAACTCGCCGAAGTGGAAACAATCATCAAACACTCCACCGAAAGCGACCAGCCAGCCGAATACGCGAGCCGTATCGCCACCCGCCGCTTCCACATCCAACCCGGAAACCTCCCCGAGAACCTCCAAAACGATATGGAAGCATGGCCCGACCTCATACTCCAACTCGACAACGGACGCACCTACCAAATCACCAAAGCCAGCCGAGGAGACGACATGGACACCGGCAAAACCATCTTCATCACCCTCGCCGCACACCCCTACGGGCGGACCAGCCTATGAGCTACCAACTCAAAACCACCGCCACATGGGCCCGCAAACTCTCCACCCAACAACTCAACAAAGGCGGCGTGCGAATGATGACCGACATCCTCCGCCTAGCCCGCCAAAACGCGCCAGTCAAAACCGGCGCACTACGCAACAGCGGTCGCTTCCAACAAACCAGCACACTCCACTGGCGAATCACCTTCGGCAACAGTCGAGTCCCCTACGCCCGCCTCCGCGAACACACCAACCGACTCCACCCCAACACAACCCGCTACCTCGAACGAGCCGCCCGCACCGCAAGCACCCGCACTAAAACCTACTTCAACCTCTAAGGACAACACATGATAGACCTAGCAATATGCATGGCCCTCCAAAACAGAGGCTACGGCATCTACGGCCAAAACCTATTCTTCGGAACCAGTCCCGTAATGGACACCGGCACCGTCACCAGTCAAGAAGGCATCTGGGTCAACGCCAACACCGTCGACATCAACGGAGACCTCTACACCGACCAAATCACCATCAGCAGCCGACACAACGACGTCCTCACCCAAGGACGACTCATGCTACGACTCCTCAACCTCATCAACAACACACTCCCCCACTACTGCCAACTCACCTGTCAACCAATCGCCAACATCACCTACGAAAGCATCCGCACACACCCAGCCACAGCAATAGACCTAGACGCCATAGACCACGAAGGCCACTGGGTCAAAAGCATCCGCTTCCAGATCGACTACAAACTCGACCCCACAACACTGTAAAATAAAAACGGCATAATACACCACAGCCAAAACAGACACGCCAACCGAAAGGAAAAAAATGGCATCCTACCCACTCATCGGCAAGAAAACCGTCTACATCGACGACATGGTCATCCCACCCGACTACGTACAGGACGAGGTCGGCACCATCACCCTCACCCCAAGCACCACCGAAATCGCCAGCCAGTCCGGCACTATCAAAGTACCGAACGGCAGCTACGACGAAATGAGCTTCGAACTCAACATCATCTGCCCCAGCGTGCGCTTCTTGGGCATGCTATTCCCCGAACTCTACCACAACGCAAAATTCAAGCGCGTGATCAGCGGAAGCACCAGCGAAACAGGACAGGTACGCTTCGGCGGTAGCGAATGCGTCAGCAACACGCCACGCGACATCATCATCCACAACGTGTGCGACGGACACTCCAGCGCACAGGACTTCCGCATCCCGCAAGCCCTCATCAGCGCGGGAGGCGAATTCAAAATCAGCCTGTCCGACCCGTTCGTAGTCACCCTCACCGGCACGATGACCGCCAGCCCCGAAGGCGCAGTAGTCATGGGCGAACTCAACCTCGACACGCCAGCCTACTATGACGAGACCACCGGCTCCATCAAAACTGATGATAGTTCAATCACTGAACTAAATGCCGTCCCGTCCACCATCACCGGCAAAACCAACGACGCCATGAAAGTCAACGTGATCGCCATGCCGAACGGTGCCGCCGGTGACATTACCGCCACCGTCACCGAGCCGGGTCTGGCCGAAGCCACCGACAATGGTGACGGCACATGGAACGTCAGCCTGAAAAAGGAAGGCACCGGTACCATCACCTTCAAATCCGGTACTGCCCAGTCCGTCGTGAGAGTCAACGTAACAGCCTGACCAAATAGAAAAGCTCGCCATCGTAAACACACGATGGCGAGCCAATCATTCAACACAATGGCATGTAAAGGAGCCAATCCCAATAATACCATATTCAAGGAGCAAAAATGGCCGCACTAGACCTGAACATCGACACCCGTAGAAGCTTCCGTCAACTCACCGTCAAAATCGACGGCATCACCTACACCATGCGCCCCCTCGGCTCGAAGGACATGCTCACCATCCTCGACAACGCCGAAGCACTCGACAAACTCTCCACCGGCAAAATGACCAAGGACACGCTAACCACCGCGGAAGAAATCATCTTCCCCCTCGTCACTGACCTCATGAGCCCAAGCAACGCCTTCCACGAATGGGCGAAACAAACCAAACAACGTAGCGACCTCGCCTACCTTGAAGCAATGACCGCCCTCTGCAAACTCATGGCCGAAAACCTCATCCTCGACATCAAAGGCTGATAAACAAAATGCGTTCATGGGATAGCCTCCTCACACCCGCTGAAAAACAGCGAATGCAAGCATACAAGCAGAAGGAACCGAAACAACACTCCACTCCAAGCATTCGCATCCTCGCCGAACTAGGCAGCCTATACGGGTGGGAGGCTATCCACGACGTCCTAACCAACGTCGTAGATCCAACACTAATGCTCGCCCTGATCAAGGAAGGCCGCCACCTACAACAAATCCACTTGGCCGAACAATACCGGCTGACATTCGAATGTCTCACCGCCGCATTCACGAAACATGGAGACAAAAAAATCAGCCGCATCATAAACGAGCTCGGAAAGGAATAATAAATGGCTGACTCCACACTCACCCTAGACGCCGAAATCAACACCGGAGATTGGGAAGCCGGCGTCAAGACCATCCAATCCGGTAGCCGGCAAATCGAAACGTCCGCACGCCAAGCCAGCGAAGGCATGGACGAAATCGACAAATCCTCCACCAAAGCATCCGGCGGAAGCGGCAAATTCGCAGCTATCGCCGGTGCCATGGGCGGTCTCGTATCAACCGGCGTCAGTATGGCCGTGGACGCCATCAGCAACCTTAGCGGCGACATCATCGAGGCTTCCGACTCAGCGCAGAAGTTCGCGAGCACACTGTCCTTCGCTGGCTTGGATACAGGCACGATCGACGCTTTAACGGCTTCAACGCAAAAGTATGCGGACGAAACAGTCTACGACCTGTCCGATATTCGCAACACGACCGCACAGTTAGCCGCGAACGGTGTCGACAATTACGCTAACCTAGCCGAAGCAGCCGGCAACCTGAACGCTGTCGCGGGCGGTAACGCGGACACGTTCAAGTCAGTGGGCATGGTATTGACTCAAACCGCGGGCGCGGGCAAACTCACGACCGAAAACTGGAACCAGCTGAGTGATGCGATTCCGGGCGCGTCAGGCAAACTACAGGAAGCCATGAAAAAGAACGGTGCCTATACCGGCGACTTCCGTGACGCGATGGCTAAAGGTGAGATTACGGCCGAGGAATTCAACCAAGCCGTCATGGACTTGGGTATGACCGACGCGGCCAAGGAAGCGGCGACCAGCACCCAGACCATCGAGGGTGCCATGGGTAATCTGGAAGCCTCCATCGTGAACGTTGGCATGCAAATATTGGACTCGTTCAAGGGGCCAGCCACACAGGGTATCAGCATGCTTGCCGAGGGCATTAGCGGCTTGCCTCAGGCTTTCACCAGCCTGATGGGTTCAATGATGCCAACTTTACAGAAGATAGGCAGCGTGTTCCAATCGTCCTTCGCTCCCGTCGGTCAAGTGGTCACCAGTCAACTGTTGCCCGCCTTGCAGCCGTTCATGCGAGCCTGTCAGGATCTTGGCACGGCTATCATGCCTGTCCTGAATTCCGCATTCCAAACGTTCACACCGGTATTAGGATCACTGGTCGCGAAACTCACCGAGGTGGGAGCGACGATCATGACTACGATCACGCCTGTCATCAATAACATGGCTGCACTGTTCCAAGCTGCTTTGCCGATGCTGCAGACGTTATTTCAATCGTGGGCGGCCTCATTGCAAGGCATTATCGATGCGGTGTTTCCCTACATTCAGACGGTAATTTCCACAGTCATGAACGTCATCAACGCTATTATCACCACGGTAATGGCTGCAGTGCAAGGCGATTGGAACGGTGTATGGGCCGGTATCGGTAACATTATCACGACCGTATGGGATGGTATTAAATCGGTCGTATCGGCCGGTGCTAACGCCATGTCCGGTATCATCTCGGCTGTTTCGGGTACCATCAATACCGTTTGGTCTGGTTTGTGGAATGCGGTCAAGGGCTTGGCGTCCAGCGCGTGGAATGGTATCACCAATGCGGTCAGGAATGGCGTCAACAGTGTCACGAACACGGTCAGTGGCATCGGCGGTAAGATCAAGGGCGTGTTCAGTGGTGCCGGTTCATGGCTTGCCTCGGCTGGCGGAAATATTATTCAGGGTTTGATCAACGGTATTAAGGGTGCCATCGGTAATGCCGTGGCCGCGGTCAAGGGTGCCGCATCCAGTATCGTGAACGCCGCTAAAAGCGCTCTCGGTATTCATTCTCCGTCTCGCGTGTTCCGTGACGAGGTCGGCAAGATGATCCCGGCTGGCTTGGGCGTCGGCGTGGAAATGAACGAGAAACTGGCGGTTCGCCCGGTGCAGAGCATGGTGTCCTCCTTACTTCCTTCCTCCCTTACGGGACCTGTCGCGGGCGCGGTTTCTTCACCGGTGGTCTTGTCGGATAATAATGGGCCTCGCGTGTCCGCTCCTATTACCGTCAATGCTTCCGACCCGACGATGGCGGCCCGGGAAACGGTTCGAATGATTAATTTCTGTTACGTGTGATAAGGATATGATGAGTTTATGAGTATGTTTCTTTTCGATCCTCGTGACCTTCGGTTGACGTTGAACGATTTCCCTCTTTATGGGGTGGATGATAACGGTTGTGAATGGCATGTGACGTTTCAGGACGTGTCCGGCCTGTTCGACGGTGCCGCATCCACGTTAAAGACCGAAACGAAAGCCATGACGGACGGCTGGTATGGTAATCTGCCACGCTTGCAAGGCCGTACCATCAGTATCGAAGGTCATATTATCGGCCGGTGTACGGAATCATGCATTACGACATGGAGCGCGTTCAAAAGCATCCTAGATGCTGGTGGGATGACGTTGACCGTACGATTGGGGGATATCAGCCGTCAAGTGCGGGTATTACAGTCGGCATCCGCGCCATTGGTCAAATGGTCTGGCGTGAATATACTCCAATTCAGTCTTGGTTTGACGGCTTTGAGCCCGTACTTGTACGGGTTGGAAGCGGTGTCTGACGTTACCTTCCTACCGAGTTCGTCTGGCGGCATGACGTTCCCTTACTCGTTCGAGGAGCATGGCGTCTCATTGTCGTCTTGGACGTGGAGTGAGGATGTCACGTCCGGTAGTGTGATCCTGTCGAATGTTGGAACGGCTCCGAGTCCGGTGACGATCCGCATTGACGGGCCTGTCGTTGACCCGCAGATATTGCATGTCGGTAGTGGGCATGTTATTGCTTTTGACATGAGTCTTGGCGGGGGTCATTATGCGACCGTCGACGGGATGACACATGAGATCCTGATCGATGGTACGGATCCCGCGCGTGGACGTGTCGTCAGACGTGAGTGGAATCAGGCGGAAGTCGGTTCGAATGTCTGGTCTTTCAGTGCGGGTGAATATTCTGACACTGCTCGTATGACGGTTTCGTTCTATCCGGCTTACATGTAAGGGGAATGTTATGAGTTTATATAAAGGGCGTGTGTTATGGGATACCGCCGGCTTTCAGTTTCTTGCCGTGTCTTTGACTAGTGGGATCGTGTTGGCTGAGTTTCCGGACTTACAGGTTTCCAAACTTTCGTATCGTTTCGAGGAAACGACTAGTGAGACGGTGATGCTCCCGTGGGGGAATATTCCATCTAATTGGGATGAGGCTACGATCCCGTATGGTACTGCGATACTTTTGACCCGTGGCTCGACGGTATTGTGGGGCGGTATCGTAGTCAAACGTGAACGGACTTTGCAAGGCGGGGGATTGTCGCTTACGTTGGTGACTGTCGAACATTATCTCGATAGTGTGTACGTGAAGGATCGTGTGTATTCGAATCGTGACCAGTGCGATATCGTGGAGGATCTCGTGTCGAGTACTCTCAAGGATCACCGGTTCGTGCTTGAGGTGGAGGCGTCTCCTAGCATTGTCCGTCGTGATAGGACGTATGAGGAGTCTTCTGATAAGACTTTGCTGAGCGCTCTCCAAGAGCTTTCGAACGTGCAGAATGGTCCGGAATGGTGTACGTCGTGGAAGGCTTATGAAGGCCGGTACAAGCCGGTTTTGACGGTTGCTGACAGAATAGGGTCCGTCAGTCCCGTTACGACGTTTGATGAGAGCGTGATGACGTCTTTCGAGGTTTTGGAGGATTATACGAGTGACTATGGCGCGAATATGGTGTGGGCGGTCGGATCCACGACTGGTGAGGATCAATTGCGGTCTGACGTGATGGTGGCCGATCAATCTTATCGTCCTGTTATCGAACATGTGGTCCGTCCGTCATCGAGCATCATACAGAAGGGAACGTTGGACGCTCATGCCTCGTCTGCGTTACGGCGATTACAGGATGGTACGAATACTGTCGATATGACGTTGAGTCTGATGGCTGCTCCTGTTGTTTACGAGGAGTGGCAGCCCGGTGATGTCGTCGCGTGGACTATCGCCGATGATAGCGGCCGTTTTACTGGCTTCGACCATGGTGAGGCGCGTGTCGTCGGATACGATATTGATTTTAGTGGCGTGTGGACCATTACGCCTGTATTGCAGTAGGAGGTTTGTGATGCAAAGTAAGTTCAGGTTTTCGCTTGATGGGGTGGATGCTACGGCTCGTCAGTTTGCGGAGGTTCGACGGCGGTTGCGTGAGTTGCTAGCGAATGTCGGTAAGAGCGTCAGCCGATTGGATGGGCGTGTTGCTGCTGTCGAAAATGATTTTAAGTCGCTTACTACTGATCAGAGTGAGGCTGATGCTGGCGAGTCTAATGCGGTGGTGGTGCCTTCTCATGGTGGTACCGGTGTGCGGAACGCGTTTGGTAATCCGCTTTCGTTGACTCCTCGGAAGACGCTTTATTGTCTTTATGATGGCACGTTGGGGGTGGACTGTTCGTCAGTGTATTCGGTAGCGGAGGTCAGTGATGCTGACGAGTTTATCCCGGTGGATGCTCTTCGCGATGTGAAATGGCGGGTGTATAAGTTTAAGGATGATTTAAACGAGAAGTTGGATGATGCGCAGCCGACTGTCGGTCTCCTTGCTGAGGATTTGGATAATGCTGGGCTTGGTTTCTTCTGCGAATATGATGACGAAGATGTGCCTACTGGTGTTGATTATTCGAAGATGAGTATTGCCGCTTTACGATTGGCACAGGAGAGCATGGATGAGATGGACGAGCTTAAAGCCACTGTCGAGAGGCTTTCTGCAAAGATTGCTAAAATAGAGGAGACTTATATCAAGAAATCTACTATGGGAGAGTAGCTTATGAGTATTGTCGTGCATCCTTTGACCGCTTTAAATGGGTCGCCGGCTTATACGGCCGATGATTATCGGCATGTTGTCAATCCGTTCCTGTTTCCGTCCGATGGTTCCGCTTTTGGCTGTGTTCAGGGTGTTCGGTATGGTAGTCCTGTCCCGTTGGTGACGGTTGACGGGTTGACCGTCACCGTCAAGCCTCATTGTGGGGTTGTCTGCCCGTGGGCGGGTGTTGGAGCGTACTCGTATGCGATTACGGAACCGGTTTCTGTCACGATCGCCGATTCCGTTGCGTCGTATAAGATCGCAGTTATTGTCGAGGATCCTAGCCAGTCGCATGGATCGGTTCCTTTGGGGGCGTTGGAGGTTTATGCTGCGAGTGTCCCCGATATGGATATTCCGGGGTTGGTTGTCGCTTGCATTCAGGCTGGCGTGGCCAATGATAGTGCGCCGAAGCTCATGCCTGACGGGACCATTCAGGTGGCTGACGTTGACCTTTTGAGTCAGGTGGTGACGTTGAATGGTATTGAGGCCGTCACGGAGGATACTGGCTACCGTTACCGTCGGGTGGATGGCGCTTGGGTGTGTTTGTCTGATGTTCGGTTGAATCCGGGCCAGTGGTATAAGGATTGGTCGGGTGTTGAATACAAGTGTTCGATGTCCGGTAATATCGTCAGTCTTTACGTTAAGGCGACGAGAGGGCCTGAGTGGGTAGCGAAGGCATGGACGAGGAGTCAGATTCTTACATTTCCGGATTATGTTCGGCCGAATGTGACTGATTTGAATGTTCCGGCGGCCGGTGTTGCTAATAGTGGTTTCCAGTTGGATTCGTCTGGATTGTATGTGCGGCCTTTTGCGGATATTACGTACTCTCAGGGTTCGTGGAGTAGTACGACGTTGTCGTGGTCGGTCTGATATGGGGAAGCCCCGGTTGGTTGCCGGGGCTTTTTCGTATCGTGGTTGGGTTTAGAGTGGGCAGATGCGGCTGCGTAGTTCGTCTGGCAGTGATGGTTTGGGGTGGTGTGTGAGGAATTCTTTGTCGTCGATGATTTGGCAGAATTGTGCAAGCCAGTGGCCTAGTGAGCGAATGTAGCCGGTTTCGAGGTCGCTGACGTGTTGGAGTTCGTCTCGTGTTTGGATGAGTTTGTTTATTTTTTCGTCTTGTGCGTCGATTTGGTTTTTGAGTTCGCCTTGGGCTTCGACGAGGTGTTGGTAGGCGGTGGTGAGGTTGTTGCGTCGTGAGGTGAACCATGTGATGGTGCCGCCTACTGCTATGCCGGCGACTCCGATGATGGATGATATTAGTTCGTTCATAAGATTAAGTCTAACGTAGTCTGGGGTTGGTATGATGGCGGTATGAGTCGTGAATTCGTCGAGAACGTCGTGTTGGTTCTCTTATCATCGTTTCTGGTTGGTGTCATGGTGATAGGCGGGTATCTGCTTGTTACCGGCATCCCGGCTTTTGCTCGTTTTCTTTTTACTGTCTGGTATGTATTGATTGTCTGAAAGGAGACTCATAATGTCTTATGAAAACATTACCCAGTATGATAGCCCGAATTATACGAGTGGTCGCCCGTATGGGATTAAGTTTATCGTGATCCACTGGTGGGGTGACCCGAACACTCATCCGACGTTCGAGGGTGTCATTCGTACTTTGTGCAGTCCGTCTCGTGGTGCTTCCGCGCATTACGTGGTTGAGGCTGGTCGTGTGGCGTGCATCGTGGATCCGGATGATCGTGCTTGGCATGCCGGGGATGGCGTCGGTGTCCGTTCGAGGGGTAATGACATGGGTATTGGCATTGAGTGTAATCCGCGTCAGTCTGATGGTGATTATGAGACGGTTGCCGAGCTTATTCGTGATTTGCGTAGTGAGTATGGTGATTTGCCGTTGATTCATCACAGGGATTGTTCTGCTACGCAGTGTCCGGGGTCGTATGATTTGGCTCGTCTGGACAGGCTGGCCCGTGGCTTGGAGTCGTCGACGTCGGTGAATCCGCTGCCTGTTCAACCGTCTACGCAGTCGGTCACCAAGCTTGAGGTCGATGGCTCGTGGGGTCCTTTGACGATGCGTAGGGCTCAGGAGGTTTCCGGCACGACTGTGGATGGTGTCATGTCCGGCCAGATTAAGTGCTTTGAGAATCGGAACATCGCTTGTTTGGAGGAGGGTACTTCCGGTAGTGATTGGGTAGAGTGGATGTCTCACCGTTTCGGTATTACGGATCGGCCTCGTAATGCGGGTCCGGAGTTTATTCACCGTTTCCTCGTGGAAATGAACGGTTATGCTGGTGATGGGATGATTGGCTTGGCTCCTTCGCCGGCTGTCATGGAATTTCAGAAGCGGCTTAACGATGGTCGTATTTTTAACTGATTGAAAGGATTGCTGTTTATGTCTAAGCATGTGATGTTGGCTGATGACGTGGTGACTGGTGAACCGACTTCGGAGACCATGATTACGAATGAGTGTGCGGACGGTTCGGATAATTATGTACCTACGTTCGATGCTGAGACGCGTCGTTGGGCGTATCTGGTGTCGGGATTGGTTGGTATTGCCGGTGCTGTGGCCAGTCTTGTGAGCGCTGTCCCGGGTGTCCCGTCGTGGGTTGCCGTCGTCGGTGGCGCTTGCGCGTTGGTCGGTTCCGGTGTGGCTGGCCTGTTCGGCGTGCATTATGCCGGGGTGAGCCGCTAGTCGACTCTGGTATGTAAAACGCCCCGCGTTTGGCTTGTTCGGTCGAATGCGGGGCGTTTCTGTGCGTTTTGGAGGTTACTTCCAGTGGAAGAAGTGGAGGTTGATTGGTGTCGTCATGGTGAAGTCGTAGCCGATGCCGTTGTCGATTTCGTGGATTGGCGTGGTTTCGACTTCTTTGATGCCGTTCAATAGGCCGTAGAGGTTGATGAAGGCGTTGTAGTCTTTGATGCCGATTCGCCCGTAGGTGATTTCCGGGTCGATCCCGTCTTCGTCGAGGATGGTGCCGATTTTCGGCTGTTGCATGATGATGCTGATGATGGTGGTGAGGTATTTGACGGTTTCCATTTCTTGGTTCCTTTCGTATTGGTCAAACATTCCGTTTGATGTATCTATCATAACATAATACGGCGTGTCATGGTGATGAGACACGCCGCAAAGCGGGTCAGTCAAGGAAAATGTCGTGACCGAGTTCCGCGTTGATTAGCCGTCGGTATTTACTGGTCGGATGCCTTAGGCCTTTCTCCCACATCATGATGACGGTCTTGCTTGACACGTGGACCCGTTCGGCGAGTTCGGTCTGCGTGTACCCGCAGCGGTTTCTCCAATATTTAAGCCGTTGGACGTCGGTCAACTGCGTCTCGATGAGATTGTAGTCGACAGGGCCATGCCGGCCGTTGTTCCAAATGGTATGGAAGAGGCCTGTATAGGCATTCTGGTATACGGTGATCTTTTTTCCTTCGATGGTGACGGTGAACGGTTTCGTTGCCATGTTTCCTTATTTCCTTTCGTCTGGTGTGGTGACGTCGAGTATTTCCGATACGTATTCCTCGCCTTTTTCAGTGAGCTGCCATCTCCAGCATGGGCGGCCGTGCCCGCTGATTCCGTTTCGGTCGACGCGGTGCGTGTATCCGGCCCGCTCGAGTTCGACCATGCGGCTCCTCAGGCTTTGTGGCGTGTCGCGGTATCCTATTTTTTCGGATAGGTCGGTCAACCGTTCTTGCGTGACGGGTTTCTTTACGAGTCTGAGGATCGTGAGTACGTGGAGTTGTGGAATGCTGTACATCAGATCCTGCCTTCCGCCTGATTCCTGTAGTACGCTGCGATGGCCGTGGCGGTCGCGTATCCGGCGAGCCATTTGAGACCGAAGTGGATGTGGTTGAGTTTCGCTGCCGCTATCCATGCGGGGAGTGTCGTGTATGGGCTGAGGCACCATCCGCAGTAGGTGATCTTACCGAAGCTTGACAGTAATTCGTTGTTTTCATTTTCGGCTGCTTCCGCGACCTTGTTGCGGATGGCTGAGAAAACGTATCCCGGGCCCGGTGAGAGTTGGGTTACGGTGGTCGCGTATCCGCTTGTGAGCCCTGCGGTGATTACCGCTGTCCACCATTTGGTTGTCATTGTATGATCCTTTCGTTGTTGGTGGTAATGTCCTGTGGTTCGTATTTGATAGTGCCGTTTATGAGTATCATCGGATATTTGATTGGTTGTCCTTGGTTCTTAGCGATGGTCCGTATCAGTGTGGCTATCTGGCTGCCGGATGGGATGGCGTATAGTCTCCGATGCGTTTGTTGTGCTCGTGTCCGGCAGTTGTCTAGGTATTTCGAGTCTCTTGGATTGCATGTTGGGCATCCGTCGAAGAGCACGCATATGGCGTCACTGTTGGTGAGAGCTTCGATTGTCATTGGAATGTGGCTCCTGTCATTCTCTGGATGGTGTCTACACAGTGGAGTGTGGTGAGCTGTCGTTGCTTGTGTTCGGTAATGAGTGTTTCGATGTCCTTCCTGAAGACTGGAATGATTTGGTGGTTGGCTTCGCCAAAGATTCGTGGATCGTACATGGAAAAGTACAGTGTTTTGAGTGTGTCGCAGACGACGAAGTATTGGAGTACTTGGCTTTTGTATTTGTCCGGTACGAAGTCGAGTCCGTTGGCTTGTGGGTCTAGTGTGTATTCTGGGAGGATTCGGTCTGTTATATCGGCTAGTTCGGCTGGGATGTTGTTGCTGTCGAGGGCTTGCTTGTGAATCATCCATGGGATGACCGTTTGCAGATGGTAGGCCGAGCTTAGGCTTTTGCATTCGATTGCCCATGTTGGGTCTGCCGTGTTTTCGTAGGCGTCTGGACTGCAAGCGATTCGGTCGTCTTCGTCGCTTTCCCAGATGCCGCAGTCGGTGACGCAGTCTTCCTGTAGGTAGCCGAGTTGTTGTAGGGTGTGTCGGATGTTTTCTGGTTCGAGTCTGTGGCCGCGTTCCATGGGGTTTTCATTGTCTGGCTGGTCGGCCATGGTTTCGGCTAGGAATTTCCAGAATTCGATGCCGGTTTTGAGTCGTTTGTTTTTGTGTTCGGCTTCGGTGAGGAGTTCTTCGTTTTTGCGGGCTAGTTGATAGTATTTTTCGTTTTCGTCTTTTGTTTTTGCTGCTTTTGCTCGTTCGAGTGCTTTGTTGCGGTTTTGGATGATGGGGTCGGTGTTGGTTCTTTTGTATGGTTCGAGTGCGAGGTCGCCGCTTTTGGTGCCGGTGATGCGGCCGAGCCGTTCGTTAAGCCATGCGTCGGTGTTGTGGGCTTGTGATAGGTTGATAATTTCCATTGTCTTCCTTCCTTGGTTGATATATTTATTATATCATCAGTAGGTAGTGGGGAGGATCCCGGCGTGTCGTTCCCTCTGCTCATCCGTCGTGTTTTTGGATATAGTAAAAGCCCCGACGTGGTATCGGGGCTTACCTGCGTTACATCTTATTGATGGCGTTCATGAGTTTCGTCATGTCGGATTGGGTGATTCCTCGCCAGCCTTTTACTGGCCGGTTGAGTGTGCCGCTGATGAACTCACCACGTGCCTCACCGGGTATGGCGTGCGCGTCCATCGCCTTGACGAGCGTCGCGTACTGGTCAGCTCCTATCGGCTTGTCTGCGGTCTCGTACTGCTGTCTGGCGTAGCTCCCGTCATCGTCCTTGTCTGGGAAGATACCAAGGATGGTAGTGAGGCTGTATCGGCGGGCGTAGGTGATGGCACTGCCAACCTGTTGCGGATCCCCGGTGACGAAGAATGGGTATTCGCAGACCGTCGTCTGGTCGGTGTCGTCGAAGATGATGGTTTCGATGGTGCCGAGGATTTGGCGTCCTTCTCCTGTGTTGTCGAAGGTTACCTTTTGGGTGAATGCGAGCCCGTGCTTTTCGAAGATCGGTTTGATGTTCTTGAGGAGCGTGGCGAGGTTGAGGTACTTATAGGTGCGGCTTCCGGCGTTGGCGGTTTCGTCAGTGCTGAAGTTCGGGACTTCGTTGAGGACTTCGGCGAATTTCCGGTTGAGGTTGCTGTTTTCCATTGTTGGTTTCCTTTTCTCGTTGGTGTTGGGTGTCAGTGCTTGTAGATCGGGTAGACGATGGTCATCGGCGTTGATTCGGTCACGTTGTTGTAGATGGTTTCAAGTGTCTCCATGCCTCCGATGTTGTAGACATGTACGTAGAAGTCTATGCGTTCTGGATTGTTTTTGGCGAGCGCGTAGAGGTAGCATGCCCATTCCGCGCCCCTGTGGTCCCATTCGTAGTCTTCGAAGGCTTGGGAGTAGTCGTCGAGGGAGACGTATTTGTGGTCGCCGATGTGGTAATTGACGCCTTTTGTCATGTGGTCGGTGTCGTAGTGGCTTTTCCTGTCGAGTCGAACGTCGATGTTGTGCATCATGGCTTTGACTTCGTTGGTGGTGATGGTGTTCATTGGTTTGATCCTTTGTGTATTAGTCAAGCTTTCTGCTTGATATATTTAATATATCATAAAAGGAGTGCCACGTTGCCGCGACACTCCGTAGACCTATTTATATTTTGGTGATCACCGTTTCCTGTAGGAGATGAGGCCCGTGAGGAGGAGCATCATGACCGCAAGCCAGTCGTCAATCGTTCCCATTGCTTCTCCTTCCTGTATTCCTCGAGAACGGCCTCGATCTCCCGTCTGCAATACTGCGGGATGAGCGGGGCGAATTCCTCGATGGTGATTCCGGCTTCATACCATTTGATGATCTGGGTTTTTGTTGCTTTCTTCATTTGTTTCCCTTTTAGAGGAAGGCCTCCTTATAGCTGTCGTGGATTTCCCTGACGGTGTCCTCTCCCATGCCGAAGATTTCGCTGACTTTCTCGACCGAGTACCCCAGATCGAAGAGATAATGTTGGACAGCGATTCTTTCTAACGGGACATCAACGAGTTTCCGTGTCACTTTTCACCTCCTTCAATCATCATGTCGATCGCGTCCAATATTATGCGCCAGTCGCGTCTTAAAAACCCGAGCCATGCGGTCGATTCGTATCCGTGGGTGGAGGAGATGAGCCTTAGGAGGATGTCGTTGCATTGGCCGGACGCGAGGTCGATCGCTTCCTGTCTCGTCGAGGCTCTGAGTGCGTACCATTGTGCTTTTTTCAGGTCTTCGACAGGGTTCCCTTTGTCTTTATATCGCCATAGGTATTTGATGGCGTTTCCGGCGCAAAAGGTCTGGTATTGCGCGATGTCGATGCATTCGTGGCCGATGTCACGACTGGTGTAATGCGATGGATGGTTGACGTTGGGGCTCATGATTGTTCCTTTCCGGTCTCGGTTTTCGCGGCTTTGGCTTTGGCTCGTCTGATGCGGGCTCGTTCGCGTTGTTTCCGCGTGTATTCGGCTTTTTGTTCCGGTGTCATTGCGTGGTATCGTGCCCGCTGTTTGGCGAGCATTTTCTCCCGCCATTCCGTATCGGTGTGATATCGGGTCCGTGCGGTTTCGCGTTTTTTCTTCAGGATTTTCGGTTTGGAGTGGTATTCTTTTTGGTTTGCCGCGTATTGTTCGGCGTGTTCCTCTCTCCATTTACGGTTGGCTTCGGCTCGTTCCTCCTTGTGTTTATGGTAGTATCTCCAGTCGCTGATTTTGCGTCGTTCGGATGGGGATGGCTGGCTGTCGCGCATTTCGTTGACCCAGTCCATTATGTCTTGGTCATTGAGGTCGATTTCGATTGGTTCTTGGGTTTTTCCTTTGCCCATGTGAGTCACCGTGTCTTTCATAGTGATTTTCTGATGTAGTCTGCGATTTCTCCCGGGTAGAGCTCGCCGAATGCGCTGTTATAGAGGAAGCTTTGGGCGGTTAGGTCGTCGTGTTTGTCGTACAGCCTTATTTCGGTATCGTCCGGTTCACTGTAGGCGATGATGTATAGGGTCTTCTCGTTGTTCCGTTTTGTGATGCGTACCGCTGAATCGCCGGGGTCGCATTCGACTTTTGTCGGCGTGTAGTCGTCGCCGAGGGATGTAAGCACGTCGGCTATTTCGTGGATGATGTCCCTGTGGTTGTCGTTGTTGGTCATTTTTGTTTTCTTTCTTGTGTCGGTGTCGGTTAGAGGTTTTCCTCGATGTAGGCGATGAGGTCTATGAGGGTGAGGTCCGGGTCGTTGCCGTCCCATTGGGTGATTTCGGCGGGTTCGCTGTCGAAGGCATCGTCGTACATAAATATGTCGAAGGTGCCACCGTCGTCGGGCGCGTTCTCGGTGATGTATATGACGCTTCCTGAACCCGCTTTGCTGATTTCTATACTATCGCCTGTGTTTTCGGTGTTGACGTATAGCACGTCGTATTCGTAGGGGAGGCTTCCGTGGAGGGTGGTGAATAGGGTTTTTAGTGTTTTGCCGTTGCTCATTTTTCTGGTTTCCTTGTTTGGTTTTTCTTTTCTTTTTCCGTGGCTTGGTGTTTTCCTTGCCTGACATGTATCACTATACCCACATACGTAATGCGACACACCGACGGGTATGAAAAAGGCGGCACGCTTTTCATACGTGTCGCCTTGGTATGGTCAGAGGCCGAGGAGTGATCTGGCGGCCTGCAGCTTGTCTTGCATTTTCTTCCCTCTCCTATCCTCGCCTTTGACTTCGAGGCAGATACACATCTCCTTCAAACGGCTGAAGACGCGCTGACGGCGGATGTCACCACGATCGGCGAAGTCCTTCGGACCGAGATTGGTGGTGATGATGATAGGCAGTCCGGCGCGGTATCGCGCGTCGATGACGTTCATTACCTTCTCCCATGTAAAGTCCGAATCGCGTTCCGCTCCCAGATCATCGATGATGAGGAGGTCGAAGCGGTCGAGGTTATCGAGGTATTTCTGGTCTCCTCCGAATTTTTCGCTGATCCGGCTGATGATGCGGCTGAAATTGGTCATCAGGCATGGTGTGCCTTGGCTGATGAGCTCGTTAGCGATGCATGCTGCGAGGAAGCTTTTGCCGGTGCCGACCTGACCGCAGAGGAGTAGTCCGGTGCCTTGTTTGCGCATGGTGTCGAAGTTTGCGACGTATCTGCGGGCGATGTTTTCGTTTCGTTGGTCGGTGTGGTCGGATTTGGCGAAGGTCCATTCGCGCATTTCCGCGTCGGGGAAGCCGGTGCGTCGCATGCTGTCGAGGTATTGCATGCGGTCGCGCTTGCGTTTTTCTTCGTCTTCCTTTTTGTGCTGTGCGACGCTGCAGTCGCATGCGCAGCAGACGGTTCGCGTTGTGCCGTCGCGGCTGGTGAGGACGCATTCCTTTTGCGTGTGGCATTTGCCGCACATGAGGAGGCCGTCTTCGTTGCGGTAGTCGCCTTCGTGTTCCGAGTATTGGCGTGAGGCTCGTGCGTTGATGGTGTTGATGATGTCGATGCCGTTTTCCATGGTTTGGTTTCCTTTTTGTTGTTTATGACAATGTTATCTTATGTGTCGTCGGCATTGTATTGCCGGCGTGTCGTGGGTTAGAAGACGCAGTTTTTCAGCCACTCGTCGTCTGCTTCCTTTTGCCTGCGCAGCTCCTCTTCCGTGAGGTCCCAGTGTGGCTGCTGTGATTGCTGGCGAGGTTTCTGCTGGTATCCGTTGTTTCGGTAGTTTTCGATTGGGAAGAAGGCGCTCCAGCCTCGGCAGACGACCTCATCGAGGTAGTCGTTGACGCTCATTCTGCTTTCCTGTGCGCACTTGTCGAGTTTGCCGATACAGCCTTGGATGGCCCTGTCGGTCATTGCGGCTCGCTTGGCCTTGCGGTTCTGGAGCCATGCTCCGAGCAGATCCTTGGTTTTCGGGTCGTCGGTGTAGGCGTCGATGATGTCGTCGAAGCTCTTGGCCTTGCGGGTCTTTTTCGGTTGTGGCTGTGGTTCCGGTTCGGCGATGGGGAGTCGGGGTTGTTCCTGTGTTGCGCTCGCAGTGTCTGCCCATGGGTCGTGTTCTGTGGAGGGGGAGTGGGTTGGGGTCGATGCCGGGGCGTTGGTCGTCTTGTTGCTGCGGCCGACGAGGCGTGGGTATTCCGGGCCGAAGCCATAGTAAGAGAAGGTGCCCTTGTTGCGTACTGTCTTGTGCTTGAGCACGCCTAGCTGGACCATTTTGATGCACCGCTTGTACAGTGACTGGTTGCTGAGTCCTAGGAGGGGCATGTCTTCAATGAAAGCCTTGTAGTCAACCCATGCGTATTCCGTGCCGTCGATGATGGTCTTTTTCATGTTCGGGTAGAAGTCGATGATCCAGCGGAGGATTGTCAGGTCGACGATGTCGAGTTTGATGGTTTTCGTGTTTCCGTTTTCGGTGATGGTGGTCCGCATGGCTAGCGCCGCTTCTTGGCTGAAGCCTTCGATTGTGTATTTCATTTTGGTTACGCTTTCAAAGAGTGAATCCCATTGACTGCTACCGATGCACCTCAGTGGCAATCAATGGGATTTGTACCATTTCGAGTTGTGACTCCATTTGAGCGGGTGCACACTCGAAATGGCGTATGTCTTTAGTATAACACGTTTTTTTGGACGACACGCCGGTGCGTTTACGCTTCTTCGATGAATGAGCTGAAGCGGCTGCGGTTGTAGAGGATGCCGCCGAGTTTCGAGAGCGCGGTCACCGGATTGTCGTACTTTCCGCATGCGGTCTCCCATGCTTCGAGGACTTCCTCGTCACCGAACTTCGCGCACAGGCCGGCAAAGAACTTACGCGACTTATTTTCGCTTTTCTCACTGAAGTGGACGCCATACCTCTCGACGAGGAGATTGTTGATGGTTTCGTAGACGCTCATGGGTGAAATCCTTTCTAGATAAAACGTTGCTTCAAGTATACCACAAGTATCGACAGTGAGGATGGTCCTGCGTGGTCCCAAACCAACCACCCACCCAACCACACACCACAACAGAAAACCCCAAGGCCGAAAGGCTGAGCTTCTTGAGGGAGGGAGCGAGCTCTGGTAGAGAGAGTAAGCCTTAAGAGTCCCGAAAAATTCAAGTGTTTTTCCGGTCTTAAGGCTTGATGACTGCTTCCGTCGGTCGGTCGGTCGCACGGCGTCGGTCATAAGAGTGGTGCATTACTACCACTGATGCGGCATACCCCGACAGGTCGCGTTACATCTTTGATGTGATGGTGTCGGCATCCCGGTTATTCCACCATCGCCTGTCGGGTCGGTTGAACCAGCACCTCTGACGTGTGTATCGGGGAGTGTGAGTCTCCGTCCCGTTAACCAAGCAAGGGATATGGCTAGGGAGTTTTCGTGCCTCCGCACCCCAAGTATGTGGTATACTGGGCTTTGTTATAATTTAATATATCCCCCATCATAGCACATTTGCCGTGATGGGGGTTTTCTTTTACATCATTCATACGTTCCCGTCATCCCTCTCACACGCTTTCCACCACACATGCCTCCAGAACGCACGTAAAGGCCCCTCAGACCGATTTCCACGTCAAACCCGATAACTCGTCAGGGCCAACCTACGACAGCCCGTCAGAAAGGCCTTTACGTAAGAAAGTGACTTTCCAGCATCAAAAAGCCCCGAAAAGCATCGAGAACACCAAGCCGTAAGAGGACCACCCAAGCCAAACGCGGACCAACTCTCCTCCATGCCCTAACCAGTCGGGAATCGAGGCCAAGGCCCGAAGGGCAGCATCGAGACCCAGACGGTATCCTCCTCGATGCTCAGAGCCATGGAAGAAGCCTCGAAGACATCAGGTCAGACTCCATGGCTCCATGTCACGTTCACCGAAGCCATCGAGGCTAGGCTCTCATCGCTCTCGGCTCCCAATCCCCTTGGGTTGGGATTGGCTCCCCACGGACACGCACGCGGCTCCCCGCGGGAGCCGCCTTGCTTAGAAGGGTCTAGTGGAAAGGTCTTCTAGTAGATGGATCCCTAGTAGAAGGGTCTTTGCTCGATACCAAAGTATTGAGGGGGTCGATACCAAAGTATTGAGGGGGTCGATACCAAAGTATTGAGGGTTCGTACCAAAGTATTGAAGGTACGTACCAAAGTATTGAAGGGAGCCGGCTTCTATCCCATTCCCCTACCGCGCTAGGAATGGCTAAAAATAAGGCCCCGGCAAGTCCGGGAATCTCTTCCCAAGACCAACCGGGGCCATGCCTGTTCTCAGGCCGTCACGTCTCCTTGATGCTCATGCCATACCGTCGTGCGAAGAGCTTGCTCTTGAGCCTGTACACGTCGGTCCTCATACCCTTCACGTCTTCGACGACCTCACGGCCATCCTCACGGTAAACGAAGTCGGCCACGTAGTAGACCGGCCGATAATGTTTGCCGTCCACGTCGAAGGCCGGTACGAGCTCATAACGCACCTGACGGCGCAGATCCTCGATGCTCCCGTCCTCTTCCATGCCCTTCAGGACGAGATACCTGTCAGCTTCCTTACGCGAGTCAAAGGTGATGCCGTCGACGACGGTTTTCTTCGCCCGGTATTTGCTCCGTCCGCCCCACATGGCTTACCTCCCCGTGCTTCCGAAACCGTTGTCTCCACGCTCCGTCGCATTGAACATGGAAACCTGTTCCAACGGCTCGCGGACCACCGGTACCACGACCAACTGGGTGACCTTGTCGCCGGCCTCGAACTCATGATCCTCACCTCCATGGTTGTAGAGCTTGACCACGATGCTTCCCGTGTATCCCTCGTCGATGAGTCCGGTGCTCGTGATGTCGTGCTTGACGTTGAGTCCGCTCTTGCTGACGAGCAGTCCGGCGCATCCTTGCGGCAACGCCACGTGCACGCCGGTGTCGATCGTCGCGCTTCCGTACGCCGGGATCGTCACGGCCTTCGGCGTGCGAAGGTCAAGTCCGGCATCGGTCTTGTGGCCTCGTGACGGCATGTACGCTCCGTCGTCCAATATGATTTCCATAGTTCGTCTCCTTCATGCTATGATTATCTATGTCGGTAAGTTTTTTGGTTTCCCTTCCGACTGCCTTTCATTGGATAAAATAATACCCGCCCGGATGATTGCCCGGGCGGGTATTTATTATCGCGTTCGTATCAGCGCTTGCGGTAGCCGCCATTCAACGACTTGACGAGCCAGTAAAAGAAGTAAATCCCGCCAGTGAGGCAGCTGTACACGACCACCTTGAGGAAGCTTGGGGCCTTCTTCTTGCCACTGTCGTCCGACTGGCCCATCACGTTATTGATGATGATCGGCTGCTGGGTCGGCTGGGTTTCCGTCTGGTCGGTGTTCTGCTCGTTCATTTTTTGGTCCTTTCAATGTTGGTAGGTTGTTGTGCCCTACGTTGTTTGATATACACATAATATCACGCTCATTTTCACGACACGCTGAATGAGCGACAAATCATCACGATCACCGGTTGCGATTCAGAAGAAACTGCGCTATATTGGTTCCTGTATTTCATCGCGTACTGTCTTTCCCCTGACAAGTGCCCAACCGGCCTCCATCCTCTTTCCGGTTGGGCACTTTCTTTATACCCGAAACCTCGTCCTATGTCATACCTAACAGTGGCACGCCGATACGAAATAAGTTGTAAGAAACACTCGAACCGTTATATAATAAGACTTATGAACGCTAAAGATTACACAGTAACAGTCCCCGAATATGCCTCCCGCTGGAAGCTCAACATCCAGACCGTCCGCCGCTTCATCCGCGAAGGACGACTCCACGCAGTCAAGGTCGGCCGATGCTACTTCCTCGACCCCGACGTAATCCCCGACAGGGAACCACACTCGTCCGACGAGTAAACACACAACCAACCAGTCGCCTCAAAGGGGTACCCGATCCGGGCACCCCTCCAACGACACCACAGCAAACAAACAACCCATACAACCACACCCGGAAAGGCAACCAAAACGAACCCCGAAATCCAGCCATTCGAGTTCGAACGCAACCAGATCAGAGCATTGGCCGACTGCGACGAAGTAATGTTCGTCGCATCAGACATCGCCAAGACCCTCG